TGCATGAATCGTGAGTATGAATGGTATAAATCGTTGGGTTTTATGAAGTATGTTAGTTTTGGAAAGTACATACTCATGTTAAAGAAGAAGTATACAGGATACGGGAAGGGAGTTAAGTACTCCATGGTGTTCTGTAGGAAGTCAGGTGAGAATGACACTTCTTCAGGAAATTCCAAAAACACTGGTGAGTCAATTGGGTCTTACTTTATACTAATAGGGGTCGAGTTTCGCATGGCTGTGCTCGGTGATGATAATTTCATCGTCGTACGCGCTAAATCGCTGAAACAGTCCCTGAGTTCAGTGGTCAGTGGTCTGGAAGAATGGATCACTAACCTAGGGTATAAATTGAAAGTCCAATATTCAGTTGGCAAACCGTGGATTGTGGAGTTTCTGTCTAGTCGATTCTATCCTGTAGGCGGTGTGTTGCGCTTAGGAAAGAAGCCGGGCCGAGTACTCGTTAAGATAGGATGGTTCTTGTACAAGAATAATGTCAAGGACATGGTTACTTACACTCAATATCTCAAAGGTTCTTTAGTTAGTCTAGCACCTGTAGCAAATCATGTGCCATTTTTGCGCACATACTGCAAGGTCATTCTGAACTATCTGAAAGAAATTCAACCGCTGTACAATATTGAAGAGTCAATGTACAAAATGTTTACTGGTGGTTCACTTTTTGAACCACAAGATGACACCTTTATAGCTTTTCAAGAAGTATACGGGTTGGATCATCAGAATGAACTAGAATTTGAGGAAGAACTAAAAACCTGCGTCAAAAAGATGCCCTATTTGATGAATAGCCCGTTCATCGACAGCATGTTGGCTGTCGATGAAGCAATGTAAAATAGTGTTCAAACACTTAAGTCGTTTTTTGTAGTGCTGGGGGACGCCCCAGGCGAAAAATATACTACATTTTAGCGACTATAAATAATTAAAACACACAATGCAAAAACTTAGGAACAAAAGAAATCAGTTTAAGCAGAAGAACAAAGTAATGAGAAAGAAAGGACCAAACAAGAGGGGTTTGATACAAAACCACAAGCCATCCGTAGCTGTGGGACAGACGATACGTAACGGAGGAGCAATGCGCTCAATGACAATCACTCATAGGGAGTATGTAATGGATCTGGCACAGATCGATCCAGTTACAAACCAACAGTTTCCGGTGAACCCAGGACTCAGCAGCATGTTTCCCTGGTTAGCACCAATCGCTACACGCTTTGAATCGTACCGATTCAAGAAACTGAATTTTCTGTTCGTGCCGACGCTATCAACAACTACGAACGGAGCCATACTGATCACGCCAGATTACGATCCATCTGACTACAACGTTGAACTTACAAAGGGCAAGTTGTTTTCATTTCAGGACGCGAAGCGTGGTCCTTTGTGGTGTCCGATGACAGTTGTTTGCACGCCGAAGAACTTGAACAAGCAGAAGACATACTACACCAGGTCAGGAACCTTATTGCCTAACCTGGACATCAAAACCTATGATCCTTGTAGCCTGAACGTTTTAATCTCGGGATATGGGACCAACGACAAGGAGATCGGGGAGTTGTGGATAGAGTACACTATTGTGCTGGAAACACCACAATCCGAAGACCCCGCCTCGCTTGACATGAGCCTGGAGACCGTCGTGACCAATCAGACTTTACCATTTGAAAATTTCAATGTGGGTGAAAAAGTCGGCGAAGGGCTACTACCAACACTCAAGGAGACTAATACACGTTTAGGAGTCACGAGGAGTGGTGACTACCTTGTCAACATAAGCACGTTACTCGAAAAATCGCTGCCTGACGTGGCTGGAGACGCACTTAAGTTTCCATCCGTCGGCACCTTAGCTACCGGCAAGTTACTAGCCGCGTCAATAGAGAAATTGAGCGACTATGCCGCGAGAGGAGGCTTTTCATACCTATTTAAATCCCAGCCTGGCTCGGAGTTCTTACCCAGCACCACAGATGGTGCAAACTTTAACTGGGGAGGCTGGGAGAACAACGGGAGCGCAACAGATACGCTGTTTTACGCAATCGACTTTCTGAACATATCACCGGAGGTGTACAAGATACTTAGTGAACGGTACGTTCCTATAATTGAAACATCTCTCAAGGTGGGCTCCAAGGTCGATCCAAGTAAAATGTTGCTAGCGTTCATCAATAAGCAGAAACAAAAGCAGGGGGAAAAGTACAATTATGGCACTGGATCTTTCGACTCATACAAGA